TTTCCTGATTATGATCCTGGGGACTATGACATCGACTAAAAAACTAACAACTACAGTACCCCCTAAAAGAGGGCCTAATCCACAAGGGTTGAATATTCCCTCAAAACAGGTTACAACTACAATATCGGAGAAAACAAATGGCAGAAATAGACAAGTCTTTACCAAACGTAAAGCAAACACTAAATATTCCTAATCCACAGGATGTAGCAGTAGCGGAACAAGAAGTTCAACAAGATGTTGAGAATCCTGTTGATGTACAACAGAATGAGGATGGTAGTGTAGATATAAATTTTGATCCTATGGCAATGAACCCAGGTCAAGATCAAGGCCATTATGCAAACTTAGCAGAATTATTACCTGATGATGTTTTAGATAGATTAGGAAGTAAACTTCATCAAGATTATACAGATTACAAAACTTCAAGAAAAGATTGGGAAAGAGCTTATACAAATGGATTAGATTTATTAGGATTTAATTATGATGATAGATCAGAACCATTTAAAGGTGCATCCGGTGCAACTCACCCAGTGCTTGCTGAAGCTGTTACACAGTTTCAAGCTTTAGCTTATAAAGAATTATTACCAGCAGAAGGACCAGTTAGAACTCAAATAATTGGTTTACCTACACCTGACAAAGAACAACAGTCTCAAAGAGTTAAAAATTTTATGAACTATCAATTAATGGATCAGATGAAAGAATATGAGCCTGAGTTTGATCAAATGTTATTTAATTTACCATTAGCTGGATCAACATTTAAAAAAGTTTATTATGATGAATTAATGCAAAGAGCAGTTTCTAAATTTGTTCCTGCAGATGATTTAGTCGTACCTTATACAGCAACTTCATTAGACGATTGTGAATCTATTATTCATACAGTTAGAATGACAGAGAATGAATTAAGAAAACAACAAGTGGGTGGTTTTTATAGAGACATAGAAGTTAGCCCAACTCATCTTAATGAAACAGAAGCAGAGAAAAAAGAAAGAGCTTTAGAAGGAGCTTCTAAAGGAAGAGATGACAGAATGTTTAACATTTTAGAATGTCACACTGATATAGATTTAGAAGGTTTTGAAGACATAGGTCAAAATGGAGAACCAACAGGAATTAAAATACCTTACATTGTAACTTTAGAAGAAGGTACAAGAAAAGTTTTATCTATTAGAAGAAATTATGAAGTTGGTGATCCAATGAAAAAGAAAATTAATTATTTTGTTCACTTTAAATTTTTACCAGGACTTGGTTTTTATGGTTTTGGTTTAATACATATGATAGGTGGACTATCAAGAACAGCAACAGCTGCATTAAGACAATTGCTAGATGCTGGAACCTTGTCAAACTTACCTGCCGGATTTAAAATGCGTGGAATTAAAATGAGAGACGAAGCGCAGTCAATTCAACCTGGGGAATTCAGAGACGTTGATGCTCCTGGTGGAAACTTAAAAGATGCTTTTATGATGCTTCCATTTAAGGAACCATCACAGACCTTATTACAACTTATGGGTGTCGTGGTATCTGCAGGGCAACGATTCGCAAGTATTGCCGATCTGCAAGTAGGAGACGGGAATCAACAAGCGGCTGTGGGCACGACTGTAGCTATGCTAGAAAGAGGTTCGAGAGTAATGTCTGCAATCCATAAAAGATTATATGCTGCAATGAAAAAAGAATTTAACTTACTTGCAAGAGTTTTCAAATTATATCTACCTCCGATCTATCCGTACGATGTCGTTGGAGGCCAAAGACAAATTAAACAATTAGACTTCGATGACAGAGTAGATATATTGCCAGTTGCAGATCCAAATATTTTCTCTCAAACTCAGAGAATCTCCCTCGCACAAACGGAACTGCAATTGGCAGCTTCAAATCCACAAATTCATAACCAATATGAAATTTATCGGAACATGTACGAAGCATTAGGAGTAAAAGACATAGATTTAATTTTAAAAAAACCACCTCGACCAATGCCAAAAGATCCTGCATTAGAACATATTGATGCTTTAGCTGGTTTACCGTTTCAGGCATTCCCTGGACAAGACCATAGAGCGCATATTACAGCTCACTTAAACTTTTTAGCAACAAATATGGTTAGAACAGCGCCTATGGTGACTGCTGCAGTGGAGAAAAACTGCTTAGAACACATAAGTTTGATGGCACAAGAGCAAATTGAACTAGAATTTAAGGATGAATTGCAACAATTAGCGCAAATGCAACAAATGATGCAACAAAATCCGCAAATTCAGCAACAAATGGTACCTTTACAGCAAAAAATTGAAGCTAGAAAAGCCGTTTTGATTGCTGAAATGATGGAAGACTTCAAAAATGAAGAGAAAAAGGTCACTTCTCAGTTTGATCATGACCCAATTGCTAAATTACGAGCTAGAGAGCTTGATATTAGAGCAATTGACAATGAACAGAAGAGAAAAGAAGCTCAAGAGAAGTTAAATATTGATAAAATGAAGGCAATGATGAATCAAGGCGTTCAAGAAGATAAATTAGACCAAAATGAAGAATTAGCTGAATTAAGAGCTGATACTTCAATAGAAAAACAAGAAATGGCGAATGAAAACAGATTAACACTCGCTAGAATGAAACCAAGACCAAATGGGAGGAATTAATGTGGTTTAGTGCAATTAAAATGGCTATGAGCGCTGGTAGTCATATTTATAAAAAAAGACAAGAGACAAAAATGCGTATGGCTGATGCTCAGTACATGCACGCAGAAAAGATGGCCCGAGGTGAGGAAGCTTACCAAGGAAAATTGCTAGAAGCCCGTCAAAACGACTACAAGGATGAGGTCGTTTTAGCGATTCTTACACTGCCCATTTTGGTGCTCGCATGGGGGGTCTGGTCGGACGATCCGGCTGCTATGGAGAAGATTAAGACCTTTTTCGAGCATTTTCAGGCACTGCCGACCTGGTTTACAAATTTATGGATCCTTGTATGCGCGAGTATTTTTGGTATAAAGGGAACACAAATATTTAGAAATAACGGAGGAAAAAAATAATGCCAGGAAAAGAAATAAAAGGAAGAAGTAAAAGAGCAAACTATCGTCATGGAGGCAGAATAGGAGCTTCTGATGGTTTGTATGCAAACATTCATGCAAAACGTGCTAGAATTAAAGCTGGTTCAGGTGAGACTATGAGAAAACCTGGATCTAAAGGTGCACCAACTGCAGCAAATTTTAAAAGATCAGCAAAAACAGCAAAGAAGGCATAATGTTTTCAATGATTGGAAAAAAAGGTGGAAAGACTATCGGCATAGGCCGAGGTGGAAAAAACCTTATTAAAAAAAGAAAAAAATTATCTACTGGTACCTATATAGGTAAAGCTATTAGAAGTGAATATGGTGGTGTTAAATTATCTAATCCATCATATGAAAAATATTACAAAGGAATGATTTAATGTCAGGAGCAGCTTTAAGAGGATTTGGAAGAGCTTATATGAACGGCGGCGGAAGTGCTGCATGGCAGAGAAAAGAAGGTAAATCACCTTCAGGTGGTTTAAATCAAAAAGGTAGAGATAGTTATAAAGCTCAAACAGGTGGTACTTTAAAAGCGCCTACAAAATCTAAAACAAGTGGAAGACGTAAATCATTTTGTGCAAGAATGGGTGGTATGAAGAAAAGATTAACTTCTGCAAAAACAGCAAGAGATCCAAATTCAAGAATTAATAAAGCACTTAGAAAGTGGGATTGTTAGTGGACCCATTAGTAATTGTTGCTAAGTTACAAAAAAATTTACAAAATAATCTTCAAAGAATTGGAGATACCATGATTAGTGGTGGTGTTGACAATATGGAGAAATATCAGTATATGTTAGGACAGGCACGTGCATATCAGTACGCGCTTCAGGAAATCTCTAACCTGCTAAAAGCTAAGGAGCAAGAAAATGAACAAGGAAACGTTATCGACATCGGAAAAGGAAATTCCAAAACATAGGAACGCACTTTCTGAAAAATATCAAGAAGAGAAAAAAATTGGTTCAGAACCTGAACCTTTAAATCCAGATAATATTGAAAAACAAAAAGAACAGTTGCCCGAACCTAGTGGCTGGCGACTACTTGTGTTACCATTTACACCTAAAGAAAAAACTAAAGGTGGAATTTTAATAGCACAAGAATCATTAGAAAAATTACGTATCGCAACTAATTGTGGATATGTTTTAAAAGTAGGACCGTTGGCCTACTATGACAAAGAAAAGTTTCCAACGGGACCGTGGTGTAAAAAAGGTGATTGGGTTATTTTTGCACGTTACGCAGGATCAAGACTACCCATCGAAGGCGGTGAAGTACGCTTGTTAAATGACGATGAGGTTTTGGGTAAAATAGATAATCCAGAATCCGTACTTCATAATATTTAATCATAGGAGGAAACTATGCCAGACAAAGAAGAAAAAACAGTTGATATAGATACATCCGGCCCAGGTGCTGATGTTGAGTTACCAGAAGAAAAAGTAACAGAAACTGTTGAAACAGTTGAACCTGAAAAACAGGTTGAAGAAAAAGTAGAAGAGAAACAAGAAACTAAGACAGAAGAGAAACAAGAAACTAAGACAGAAGAGAAACCAGTAGAAGAGAAACAAGAAACTAAGGAAGACGAGAAACCAAAAGAAGAATTAGAACAATACAGTGAAGGTGTTCAAAAAAGAATTGCTAAGTTAACTAAAAAGTGGAGAGAAGCCGAAAGGCAAAGAGAAGCTGCTTTAGATTATGCTAAAGGAGTTCAGACAGAACATAAAACTTTACAAGAAAAAATGGCTAAACTAGAGCCAAGTTATGTAACTGCGGTTGAGAATAGAGTTAGATCAGGACTAGACGCTGCTAAAGCTACGCTTATTAAAGCTAGAGAAGCAGGAGACATTGATGCTGAAGTTAATGCACAAAAAGAAATAGCTAGACTTGGAATGGAAGAAGTAAGAGTTAATACTCTTAAAAATAAACTTTCTGAAACTAAAGAAAAGGAAGTAAAAACTCCATCTTTAGATGACGCTATAAAAACTCCACCAGCAGATCCAAAAGCTGAAGAGTGGGCAGAAAAGAACGAATGGTTCGGAAAAGACTCTGCTATGACTTATACAGCGTTTGATTTACATAAAAAACTGGTTGACGAACAGGGTTACGACCCTAAAACAGACG